TAGCGCCAAGATTGTTCTTAGTGTCGCTATTGCCAATCATTACAAACGAATTACTTACCCACCTACAAATTTGGATATTCAAAAGGGAAACATTCTTTTGATAGGTCCAACTGGATCAGGAAAGACTTTACTTGCTAAAACAGTTGCAAAGTATCTTAATGTTCCCTTTGTTGTAGCAGATGCTACCAGTTTAACTGAAGCTGGATATGTAGGGGATGACGTTGAAAGTATGATTGGGATGTTGGTTAGTGCAGCAGGCGGCGACCCTAGACTAGCAGAACGCGGGATTGTATTCATTGATGAGATTGATAAGATTGCTCGTAAGGGTGAAAGTGCAAATATTACCCGCGATGTTTCAGGGGAGGGTGTTCAACAGGCTCTGCTTAAACTAGTAGAGGGTACAGTATGTAGGATTCCAGCAGCCGGTGGAAGGAAACATCCTGGTGGCGATATGATGGAAATTAATACCAAAAACATCTTGTTCATTGCAGGCGGGGCTTTTGTAGGACTGTCTGAAGTGATTAAAAGCCGTATCAAGGGAACCAATATTGGTTTCGGTGCCTCGCTAGCTAAGACACACGATGAAGCGGATCTAAGTGCAGTGACACCAGATGATTTGACTAAATTTGGAATGATCCCCGAATTTGTTGGTCGATTTACTACAGCAGTCAGTCTTACTGATTTGAATGAAGAACAGTTGCTGAGGGTTCTAACCGATATTAAAAACAACTACATCGACCAATACAAATATCTATTCTCATTGGATAAAGTTGAGCTAGAGTTCGATCAATCTGCGTTAAAGCAATTGGTTACTAATTGCTTGACGTTGAAGACTGGAGCTAGAGGTCTACACACTGAAATCGAACGTGCCTTAATGCCGCATATGTTCAATGTTAAAAAATATCAACGTACTGGATTGGTCAAAGTTAACATCAATCAAAAACTGGTATTGGAACCTAAAGAAATGTTGCCCTAAATACTATATTTTTTTGCGTATTCTGATATAATAAATACATATGTAGATGCCGATAATCGGGTCTACACTAGTCATCTTGCTTAATAATAGGAGAAATCAAATGACAAAAACTTTAACCCTTCGGTCCCTCGACATTCCATCACTTCACAAATTCGGTATCGGTTTTGATACGATGTTTGATGAGTTGCAGAGAATGCACATTCAACAACCCAATACAAACTATCCCCCATATAATATTGTCCAAATCAATGAGGACGAGTATATGATTAGTTTAGCTGTAGCGGGATTTAGCCAAGACAACCTTTCAGTTACAAAAGAAAAGAATTTCTTAATTATTGACGGTACTCTAGGAATGAACACAGTAGAGAATGAGGCAATCAATTATTTACATAAAGGTATCAGTGAGAGAGATTTTCGCAGAGAATTCAAGCTTGCGGATCACGTAGAGATAGAGAATGCACATCTGGAATTGGGAATTCTTAGTATTCACCTAAAACGTGAAGTCCCTGAAGAACAAAAACCCAAGAAGATTTCTATTTCTTATAATAAATAATATAGAGTAATCAGGATGCGGTGTAAACCGCATCCATTTGTCAAAGGTAAACTAACATGTCAAAAATAGAAACCAAAATTAAAATCAAACCCAATCTTGGTCTTCAAGAGCCGCCGCTATTCAAAATCATTTATATTAATGATGAAGTTACGTCAATGGAGTTTGTAGTAGCGTCATTGATTGATTATTTTAATTATAATGTAGACACTGCTGCGGTTATCACAAAAAATATCCATGATTCAGGGAGTGCTGTAGTAGCTGTTCTTCCTTATGAAATCGCAGAACAGCGAGGAATCGAAGTTACCCTAGACGCTAGGTCACACGGATACCCACTGCAAATCAAAGTAGAAGCTGAGGGTTAGACTTCAATTGAAATTCTTTTAGCCCAATAAGGGTTTAATTTATAGTAAGGATTGGTAACATAGTTGATATCGTTTATGACGGTATCAACATTTTTTTTGTATGTTCCAAATGCCCAATTAGATACTTTATGTTCAGTATCGGCCATCAGTGCAATAGCTGGTTCGTATTGAGCAAGGATACCGGGTGGTTCTTCTCCGTAATATAACTCTTGCCTCGGTACTGAATTACTCACCAAGAGTATCTTAGTGACATCTAAGTGCCGTTGTAATTTTTCTATTGATTTTTTTAAGTAATGGATATCGTCTAAATGTGCTGCGATTGCTGAGCCCTTTAGATCAGGAATACCATACCATCCATTACATCCTAGAATTGCGACCCCATCAATAATTACCACCCGTTGATGTAGCACAGCAACATTACGGATATGATTACACACCCTAATAATGTCATTGGTCCTAGTATCAATATCTGTCATATTTTCATATTCCAGAGTTCCCAGAGAGTAAAATACTCCCTGATAAAAATTAGATAGATGTGTAAGAGTAATGGCGATAGTTCGTAAATCGTGACTTACATTTCCTGCTACAATACAATATAAGCTAGTAGCTTTATTTTCCCAATTGAAAACATCACCGGGTAATAAGTGTAAGTCGCTGATTAAATCAAATCCTATCTCCATTACTGTTTACTTAACAATAGTCATTTTCGGTGCTTTGGGCTTGGCCGTCTTAGCTGCCGCAGCTTTTGGTTTCACAGCTTTTGGCTTAGCAGCCCTGGGCGTTACCGCTTTAGGTGCTACCGGTACAACCACAACTACTGCGGCAGGTGCTTCAATCTGAGGGGATACCATAGTTTCAATCACCGGTGCTAATTCTACTTTATCCGGCGTAGATGCCGGAGTCTCTATCTTATAAGGTGCCTCAGCCTCAACGAACGATGGTGTCTTAGAATCTCGGGTTACAACAAATCTGATTACTGCTATAATAACCGCAATTATTGCTATTACAATGAGTGCTTCCATTTAAATCTCCTAAAAGACTATTTAATGTTTTTTTAAAGGATAGATATTTTTCTATAATTATGGATAAATATTAGTATGAGTAAACTTAATCGTCTTATGACTGAGGCTTTGCCCACACTAAGCTTTCAAAAAAGATTATCTTATAGAACCTCTATCACTGAAGTTCGTAGTTTATTTAAACTACTCAACAAAGAATTATTCAACGGAGAACTTCCTATTCCAAAATTTCATCTGGTATATCGTTGGAAGGGCTATTGGGGAGAATGTTCTGCTAAAGATGATACACCAACCCCCGCACGGTCTACGTGTACCATTACATTAGTTGACAAGTGGGTGTGCCGTCAATGGTTAATTACTATATTGGCACACGAAATGTGTCATCAATATCAATGGGATGTAGCTGGCTTAGGGCGAATGCAACAAGGATTAGAACCTATTATGAGCCATGGTCCCAGCTTCTTTGCACACAGAGATAGATTAATAACACATAGCATTCCATTAAAACGCTCACCTAATCTAGTTAATTGGTTTAAATTTCAAAATTTATTTAAATCGTAATTAGCATAAATACTCATTATGCGCGAATTCATTACTCTTATCCAAACTCTATCCGAAGCTAAATCTGCACCTTCTCTTGTTCCCGGTGAACTTAATAAGGATGAGAGAAGATTTACGACGTTTATAGATTATATAAAAAATAGAAAACCGTTTACCACGTTGGCAGGTGATGAAGTAATTATTGATCCACGCGAAGCCAAGCGTTTTCAAGGTCTGTACGATACCAATATGTTCCGTGGTCAATTGAAGGCCAGAACAACAACCGGTGAAGAGATATCATTGAATCAACTAGCCAAAACAAGCGCATTTGGCGGCGCAGCAAAAGCTGCAGGTGAATCGGAAATGTCTGCCGGTAAAGAAGCACTATTGGTTAAGCCTGGCCAAATAGGTATTTGTGATAGAGATATCCCTGCCTCAGATTTTTATGATGAAATCGTAAATAACCCAGTATTGAACAGCACCGATTACGGAAAGGTAATCATTCAGCTAGCGGAGTACATTAGAGCCGGCGAATATGTCATGGTACCACCTGAATATCAACAGAAGGACAACGAAAAAGTTCTGAAAGCAATTATTGATTATGGCGGCGAGTATTTGGGAGTGCTGGCATTACTTTATAACCGAAGTAGATTTCCTAAAAGAGCAGAGTTCACTAAATGGATGGGTGGTAATTTGAGTGATTTAGTATTGAATTTTCCCGGATCAGCAAATAATAACATTGCTGATAGTTATGCTAACATTAGAAATTCAACTAATGAACACACACTAAACATTAGCAGTAAAGGCACCGGAGGTGGCGCTGCGCCGGCTGTATCTGGATTACAGGTTCCTGAACATATCAGTGCTAATCCAAAATACTCTACCGCGGTGGAATTCATTAATCTATGTAAAGAGCCAGGCACTATTGCACAGGCATTCAAAGCACTAGATATAATCTTCAAGTCCAATCCAAAATCTATAGATAAGAAATGGCATTCATTTTTACCATTCTCCACAAAACACCCCAACATTGAATGGTTGGCTAAAGAAAGCTTGAATGCTAAAAAGAATCGGGTAGACAGCCCATTGCCCAAAGAATATAGGCCTCTATACGGCGATATTAAAAGTGATGCTAGTGAGGGCGGAAAACTAATATATGCTGTTAAAAAAGAAGTGTTGAGGGCCATTAATGACCATGACGCTATTCCAGCTTTTAAAGATGTGGTACTAGACTTGTTAGAAATGAATTTTATTCAGCAATATGCTGATTACAAAAAGGGAGAGATAACATTTGCTACCCAATGGCCAGCTAAGCTAGACGGGCAGATTAGTGTTGAGAGTAAATCAAGTGCGAAAGATCCTAGTTCTGGTGGGTTTAGCTTTAAATTGGGAAGAAGCGATAGCAGTGTTAGCCATGAACCCAATGAACCATATATAGACGGTGAGGATTACACCATCAATGAACCTGCTGACTTAGCCGCAGCAGCGCAGGATATAGTTAATCCCACACGAAAAGCTAAAGAAACTGAAGTTCGTAAAAAGAGAAAATAAGTTCCAATACTAGTTGACATTATCGCGTTTATGCGTTATAATGTTGAAACTTTTATAAGGAAATATATGAACTTAGTGCCAATGGTATTGGAGCAAACTAGTCGTGGCGAGCGTAGCTATGACATCTATAGCCGTCTTTTGCGGGATCGGGTTATTCTCTTAGAAGGAGAAGTGCATGACCAAATGGCTAATCTAATCGTTGCACAATTGCTTTATTTGGAAAGCGAAGGGGAGAAAACTATTAGTGTCTACATTAATAGCCCGGGTGGTAGTGTGACAGCTGGAATGGCAATTTACGATTGTATGCAATTTGTAAATTGTGATGTGCAAACGATTGTTATGGGTCAAGCCTGTTCGATGGGGTCATTACTCGCAACCGCCGGATCTCCCGGTAAGAGAAAGATACTGCCAAATGCTCGGCATATGTGTCACCAACCCAGTGGCGGGGCACGTGGTCAAGCCACAGACATGGAAATTCAAGTTAAAGAAATTCTTACTATGAAGAAGAACTTGACTGAAATATATGTCCATCACAACTCTAAGGGAAAGACGTTTGATGAGTTTGCTACTATGATGGAACGTGATACATTTATGTCCGCCCAAGAATCGTTGGATTGGGGATTGGCTGACGAAATCATTGTCAAGCGTAGCTGAACAATAGGAACTTACTATGCCCTGGATCGAGAATTGTTCCGCGGATGATATTCCCAAAGGCTTGCACCACGCTGCTGGGATTAACAGTATGCTTATTCAAATTATGGATCCGGCAAGTAGGTTTCCTATTCCCAAACATCAGTTTAAAGAATCACACTTTTTTCGATTTCTTGATATTGAACGGGATGATCACTGCTTTGATGAAGAATGCCGAGTAAGTGACACACAAGCCCGCGACTTAGTATGCCTGTTACAACGGGCATTTGTAAAACGAATGAATGTTGTGGTACATTGTTTTGCGGGTATGTGTCGATCTGGGGCAGTGGTTGAAGTTGGGGTGATGCTTGGCTTTACTGCTGTTGAGAAATTTAGATTGCCCAATCTGTTAGTAAAACACAAGATGATGGCTGTATTAAATTTGCCCTTTGACGAGAACGAAAAGACTGATGCCGATGCCTGGCGCCAAATGCTAGGTTGACAATAATTACAACTTCTGCTATAATACTTATATTGTAGATAAGGAGCTGGACATGAACTTCACGCTGATTACCCCGACTGGTCAAGTCTACACTTTTTACATTCGGGAAACAGCCGAATGCTATCAGCAAGCATACGGTGGAACATTGATAATGGCCAACATTGTTGACACCGTGGAAATAAGCTAAAATAACGGTTGACAATAAATCAGCCCTATGCTATAATAGATACTTAGACAGTTAAACAACGGAGTTGATATGGGTACGCGATCAGTTATCGGTGTGATGATGGGCGACGTTTGTAAGGCAGTATACTGCCATTGGGACGGGTATATCTCTCACAACGGCGTGCTTTTGCATCGTTTCTATGACTCGGTGAAGGCCAATCAACTAATCGCAATGGGCAATATCTCTAGTTTGGGTGTTGAAATTGGCGATAAGCACGAATTTAGCTCACGTGTCCCCAAGTTTGGTGAGTCTGGATTCAATGCGTATTGCACTTTCTATAACCGTGATCGCGACGAGGATGCTGAGTTTACTACATTGACCTCTTGGGAAGATTTTGTTGACTTCTTCACCAATGATAGCGGCGCTGAATACGCATATATTATGCGTGACGGTGTTTGGTATACTTGTAATTCTAAGGATACTCAATTGGTTTTGCTGTCTGACGCTATCGTCGCTGAGCAAATGACGGAGGCTTGCTAATGAAGATACCCACTGTGGGCAGTATGGTTGAGGTTAAGACTCGTTATAGTCAGGGTCCGCGTATGATTCCTCCCCAACCTGATTATAATGTCTATGAGGGTAAGGTTCTGCCATCGTATAAATGGCTGAATGATAGGCAGTTTTGTCTATCAGGAAATGCTGCTTGGCCCATCCGTGTTATAAATATGGATTATGTCGATGACATTTCTATACTGTCAGGCAGCTTTAAGGAAGTTGATACCGGTACTAGGGTTATAGAAGTTGCCGGTAGCAAAGGTAGCAAGTATGTTGTTACAAGTGACAGCAAGGGATGGACTTGCACCTGTACAGGATTTCAGTTTCGCAAGCAATGCAAGCACATATCAGAATTAAGTAAGGCGTAAATATGAGCCCGGAAATAGATAATATACTGTGTGAAAAGTATCCCAAGATTTTTGTCAATCGCAATAGTGATGTAAAAGAATCCTGCATGGCTTGGGGTTTTGAGCACTCCGATGGTTGGTTCAACATTATTGATAAACTGTGCGGCAACATTCAATCCCATATTGACTGGAGTAGGAAAGAACGCGGACGAGCGTTGAGATTTAATCGAGCACTAAAGCGAGCCATTGCTGGAGATCGTACCAGCATCACTAATTTCTATTTTGACAAACGAGAAGTTCCGGCCGATCACTGGATTAGTGACCGCATCAACCAACAAATTCAAGATGCTGCGTACAGAAAAGTTCCCGAGGTTGTTCAGCAGGTGGTGGCCGACCAAGTAAAAGAAAAATTCGGGACCCTAAGGTTCTATTACACAGGTGGGGATGAGTACGTAGCTGGCTTAGTGGCTATGGCAGAATCAATGTCCGGCGTTACTTGTGAGATGTGCGGCACTTTGGGTAAAAAGCAAGGCGGTAGTTGGATCAAGACCTTGTGTGAACAACACCTAAAGAAAGATACCTGATATAGGTTTCACCATATTATGAGAAGTGTAATAAAAGAACTATTGATTATCTGCACCTGTTTGGCAATAGGATATGCCATATCTCATTACTTCCTACAACACTATCGCCCCACAGTAAATAATTGTGATGAGGTTCAGGATCCTACATTAAAATCCCAGTGTCAAGGTTGACAGTATAGCAAGGCTATGATATAATATATCTTTACGAAAGTAGTTATGAAAATAGCACTGGCCAGTGATTTACATTTGGAATTTGGAGATATCATTCTCACTAATAGTGACGGGGCAGATGTCCTCATCCTATCAGGTGATATATTGATTGCTGAGGATCTGCACGATCATCCCGTCCCTACTACTGAACCATCTATTAAGTTGGGCCAGCGCCAAGAAGCAGCCTATCGTTACCGTGACTTTTTAAAGCGTTGTAGCGAACAGTTTCCTCACGTGATTTATATTGCCGGCAACCACGAGTTTTATCATGGTAAGTGGCCAGGCAGTATGAAGACTCTGCGTGATGAGTGCGCCGAATTCTCAAATGTGTATTTCCTTGACAAGGAAAGCAAAGTAATCTCCGATGTAACCTTTGTCGGGTGTACCCTGTGGACGGATATGAATCAGGGTGATCCTATTACCTTACACACAATTGCAAGAGAGATGAACGACTTTAACATCATTCGCAATGATGAAAAGGGTTACACCAAGTTGAGGCCGGCTCAGGTTATGTCTGATCATCGTAAGGCGGTTGAGTACATTCGTGATACCGTAGAGAATGGGTCTGGCGAAAAGTTTGTGGTAGTGGGGCACCACGCACCTAGCAAGCTTAGTACTCATCCTAAGTATGCAGATGATTATGTCATCAATGGTGGGTATAGTTCAGACTTGAGTGAGTTTATCCTTGATCATCCCAAGATCAAGTTGTGGACACATGGTCATACCCATCATTCGTTTGACTACGTGATTGGCGAAACCCGTATTGTTGCTAACCCGCGTGGTTACATTGGTTACGAGGCACAAGCTGATTACTTTGAGCTAAAGTATTTTGAAATTTAGTTACACTAAGGTAACCAAAACATCTTGTAGTAGTCTACCAGATGTAGTATAATCTTACTATGTTGTGAAAACAACTACTTTTAAAGAGGAAACAAAAATGACTGAAACTAAACAAACTCGCCTACTGAAGGCACTTCAAAATGGTGAAGAACTCACCGCAAAGCAAATTACCTATCGTTTTGGTATTGCTAATCCTACTGCTACCGTGAGCGACATTCGTTTTGCTGGGTTTGCAGTGTATGCTAACAAGCGTACAAACAAGCTTGGTCAAACGTTCACTAAGTATCGTTTGGGAACCCCCAGCCGTGCAGTTGTTGCCGCTGGCTATCGCGCATTGGCGATGAGTAACGCAGTTTAATCTCGGGAGAGATTAAGTAAGCAGGTTTAACGGGCACCTCAAGCCCGTTATTTATTTCTAACGTGGAATGTATGATGGGTATTTTTCATAGGATCATGGATAAACTGGGTAGGCATAGGCTTATTACTAATAGTAGGACTGGTGCGGATTACCTGCATCGCTATTACCTGTTTCTAAAAAATCGCACATGGTTCCCCGTTAACGTCGCTCTACACTCTATCGTAAAAAGTGATGACCCTATATTTCACAATCATCCGTGGCCCTATCTAACCATCATTCTTAAGGGTGGCTACTATGAACACACTCCATTGTTCAACGTCGAGGGTGAGAAATTTGCAGAGATAAGTCATTGGCGTGGTCCAGGATCTATCATATGGCGAAAAGCTAAAGAATTCCATTGGCTGGAATTGGAAAACAACAAATCAGTCACCACCCTATTCTTTATGGGAGTGCGTAGTCAGGAGTGGGGATTTCTGGTTGAAGCTAAAAAGAACAAACATCGTTGGGTTAAGCATACGCACTATTTGACTAGCTGGAAGCCATATCACGCCAAATACATTGCTAGTCGCAATAAAGCTAACAGCAAATAACTGTCATTATGCCAAGTAACCCGCCGCAGTTTTCTATTGACGAACATTATTTGTGTATGGTTAATACTGTTACATACCGCAGTCTACTATCCAATCCAGAACAACCAACTGATGATGATTTAATTAAGATTTTAAAAAACGAGCACCAGTGCAGTTATTCATCTGATGATGATCACCCTGAATTCAAGAAACTTAGATCGCATTTAGGCAAGAAGGGGTATATTCAAATACAACGTGGATGGTGGAATGGAGATAGTGTAATGAAACCATTTAAGCTTAATGGAGTTTTATTTAGGAAGGGCTCGTCTTTCCATTGTGGTGGTGCCCTAGCCTATACTCTTAAGGGTACATTTAACTACAAAGAACGGCATAAAGGAAACACCGAATGAATGAAAATACCAAAGAAATCTTGATAATTTTGCAGGAAGAATGTGCTGAAGTTTCACAAGCTATCAGTAAATGTTTTCGTTTTGGCCCAGACCAGTGTAAACCTGACAGTGATCTAACCAATATACAAGCCCTGCAAAGTGAGTTGGGTGACTTATACGCTATGATTGAATTGTTGACAAAGGCTAACGTTGGTGTCACTAATACTGGTATCAAAGAGGCTAAAATTAAGAAATTTCAAAAATTAAAGCTTTGGTCTACCCTTACTATTACATAAATACAAAATGGAACTTTTAATTTTCTTTGTCCTCGGATGGCTAGTGGGGTCACTGCTTGCTGTACGGTCTGTACTAAAGGCAGTACTTCGTGATAGGATTAACGAACTATCAGAACAGGATGATATGTCGGAATCTGCAAACAGTTCGAGGGTTAAAATCCCAATAATGTCCACTTCACTTTACAATAATGAGATTTTGTTGTATAATAACGAGAACACATTTATGTGTCAGGGATCTTCATTGGAAGAATTAGCCAGTAACTTAGTTGAGCACCAGCACATAAAGATTGCTTATGTGGTACACGAACATCGGCATCTATGGTTTATCGACGGTAAAATTAAAGCAAATGTCAAATGAAAGTTAAAATCAATAAGTTCCCCCGTAAAAGTCTGGATAGAAAAATTGATATTCAGATCGAGTCATTTGATACTTGGAGTTTAGATCATACACTTGCCCTAATCATATTGCCGGCTCTACTCCAACTAAAAGCTACTAAACACGGGTTGCCTACTGAGTTTGCCGAGGTAGGTGGTGAAGATTACAGTGAGCAACAATCATTTGACTTTTACTCAGAAACGTATCCTGAAGCATTTGAAAAGGGATGTGCGAGATGGGAAGAGGTACTAGACAAGATGATTTGGAGTTTTCAACAACTTGCACTAGAAGATTATGACTCAAAATATCATCACGGTGACGGCAAGTTTGATTGGGTTAAAAGTGATGTAACATACACTGATCCAATAACCGGAAAAGTAGAATCTACCTATCAGATTGTCACCGATAATTCTACCAATTGGTTCGATGTTGATGGAATGGTCATGCACGAAAATAGGATACAAGAAGGTCTTGACTTGTTCGGTAAACACTATCGAGCACTTTGGGACTAAGTATGAATGGCACATTGGTATTTCGTCATATAAGTGATAGTCTGCAAAGACCATCCATAAAAACTAAAGTTAGTCAACAAGATTACACTTGTTTTTGTGAGGGATATCTATTTGATGCCATCAAAGGAAAACGATTTGGACAAGCGTTTTGTGAAAGATTCAATATTGTAGATTACATCTTAATAATTGAACCTTCCACAGAATACTCAAGAAATTATATTATAAAAGCAGGATACGTAACTAAATGACACACCTAGTAACAGAAGATTGTATTAAATGCAAGCACACTGATTGTGTGCCAGTATGTCCGGTTGATTGTTTTTATGAGGGGCCTAACTTTCTAGTCATCAACCCCGACGAATGCATTGATTGTGGAGTGTGTATTGCCGAGTGTCCGGTTAATGCTATTATCGTGGATGATAACAAAGAAGTTGCAAATATACCTTTTTGGTACGAACTTAATGCTCGACTATCTGCTAAATGGCCCAACATTACTAAACGCAAAGACGCATTGCCCGATGCTAAAGAGTGGCAGGGTAAACCTAATAAAATTAAATTGCTTGAAGAATGAACGACAAGTATATAACGCTGTATATGGATATTGCTGATAGGGTTGCTCAGATGTCCGTTGCCCGTAGACTTATGGTTGGCAGTGTAATAGTTAAGAACAACTCTATACTAAGTTATGGTTGGAATGGAATGCCTTCTGGTTGGGATAACAACTGTGAAGATGAGATTCATTATCCTGATGCACATGGTATTACATTAAAAACTAAACCTGAGGTGTTGCATTCTGAAAGTAATGCGCTAGCTAAGGTGGCTAAATCTACTGAAAGCAGTGATGGTGCTACCATGTTTTGCACCCACGCACCGTGTATGCAGTGTGCGAAATTGATTTACCAATCGGGTATTAAAAGTTTGTACTACCGTACCCAATATCGTGACACTGCGGGGATAGAGTTTTTAACTCGGAGCAACGTGGATGTACATCAACACGGAATATGAAACTGAAGTTCAGATTCAATATGGTCAGCTAAAGCAGATGATCGACTGGTGTACCACGCACTGTAGCGCTAAGTGGGGATATACCATTCTGAACGAAGCTGGAGAAGAGCCCGGTTATTATTCCTTTAAGTTTGCATCCAGTAAAGACTACGTTACATTCCTGATTTGGAAAAAATGAAATACTACACGGCAAAAATGAAATACTACACTTTTAATCGCGAGTCAAATAACTTTTCTGATATCATTGCTGACATTGGATTTAAATCATATATAAAATATAAGATATCTTGGAATCATCATCTATTATTGGGATTTTCCGATGACATCAGTGAGGGGGTTCTAGGATATCTAATTCTTAAATACGGTGACGATATCGTAACTCTGGTCCCTACCGATTACACACCCATAGCCAACAAAGACTATGTGATGAGTAGGAAACCACTTCCTACAATAAAGTAGATATTAGCTTAGCTTCAGGAATTCTGGTCTTGGTATTCTTACTACCAAGCAACACCACTGTTCTAATTCCGTTAATTGTTTCCAACATCATTACAATGCAGCCTCCACTTTTGGAAATAAACCCAGTCTTACTTACTAAAAAGTGAGACCCTTTACCTACTAGTGGATTGGTGTTCCTAAACTCTTGCCAACGATTCTTTTTACCAAGCCATTTAACTACATCTTTATTACTGGCTTCTACAATGGTGGGATAGTTTTTAGCCGCTACCACTAGCTTAAGCAAATCTTGGGCGGTACTGGTGTTATTATTTAGTAAGCCAGTGGGATCAGTGAATGTGGTGTGGGTCATAACTAATGCCTCTGCCTTTAAATTCATAGCAGATATACATTCTCGTGGACCACCGGGATAATAATCACAAAGAATTTTCGCTGCGTTATTATCCGATTTAACCATAGCTAAATCAATCAGAGTTTGTCGGGTGAGTTCTTTGTTGTATAATTTTTTAGGAATCACTTCAGTCAATGATTGCCCACTGTCTAATACTATCATCACCGTCATTAGCTTGGTAATGCTAGCGATAGAACGAATATCGTCCGTGTTGACACCTTCCAATACCATTCCAGTTGAATCAGCCACTGCCCAAGAATGAGCAGTAACTTCGGGTAATGGGCCAGCAACAGATGATAGTGCGAATGTGGCTAGGCAGGCAGCTAGTATTTTATTCATACACGATACTAGTATATTAGGGTAATACTATGAGGGAAGTATTAACAACATTGCCTGCAGCATAGTTGCACAACCAACTAAACCTACAACTAGACTAGCCCAAAACAACGCCATATTAACCGCTAAAATACTAGCCGTCAACAGCACAATAGCGATTTGGAACAAGCTACCTGAATAGTTAAACCACGGTGCTTTCACTTTAGCTATTGCACGTTCTGCTTCTAGCTGTCTGGCTTTGGCCATTAATTCAACCTTACCTTCACCAGTGACTGGATCGCTTTCGTATGATGCGGCTTTGGCAGCATATTTTTCTGCCTTATCTTTGTTGCCTGCATCAGCCGCTTGGGTTGCTGCCAACTCGTATGCAGTTTGTTTAATACTTTTAGCCTGATAGAAGGACCAAATATCACTCGCTACGATAGTGTTATTCAGTATTTTACCACTATTTCCACTAATCATAATAGTGTCGATGGCTAACAATGCTGCTAATACCGTAATGACCCATCCAGCTTTATCTTTGATTTTAGCTTCACGTTCGGATCTACTTGGGTTGTTGTCTGTCATAATTTATTACCTTATTTAGATTGGTGAGAGGTATGCCCCTCGGGCGCTTGATGATTAAAATAAATTGAGGTGAATGCGTATAATAGAATTAAAATGGCTAAGGTGCGTGGTATATTATTCATTGTGCAAACCCCGCAACATAAACGATAATAGAACTTGCTACCATACACCACCAAAATAGTTCATTTATTCGTTTTAAATCACCCTTCATTAGTTTAGCATCGGCTAAATCTTCTTTCTCTACTTCTTTTTTCAACCGTTCATACTCTATCCAGGCCTTGTCACCGTAATCAGTGATGATATGGCTTTTGAGATTAGAAGTTGCCGCTGCCGCTGCAAATTTATTTAGCATTTTTTTATAGGCTCGTTGTTCCTGAGCGGAACTCAGGGCATCTACGTGTTTCCTTTCTTCTACCCGTTGTTTTTGTGCAGACCTCACTGTTGCGTGATTATCAGCTTGGATTTCTCCGATGAACTGTGCCCCCTCTTTACCTATTTTATATGTTTCTTTTAAGGCAGATAAAGCGGAACGGGCCCCAGTGTTAACTTCTGTTGCATCCATAATGCTCCTTTTACTACTTTATTATTTTTATTTTTAGTAGTATACTCTAATATTTATTGAAATAGTGTGAGACCTTTATAAGCATATTTTACCCGATAATAGTGTAGACTGATAAATATGAAATACGATACTCTATCTACCCAATAAATATTGCTAACATAAAGTTTATCGTTTATAATTACATATGACAACGCACCCAAACGACTCCATTCGATATGAAGTCATAACTCAAGAAGACCCCGAAACCGGCGATCTTATCCTCCCAATTCCTCAACAGATATTAGATTCTTTGGGATGGAAAGAAGGAGACAATGTGGAAATTGATATGGGGAAAGATGGTACCATTTTTATAAAGAAATCGCCTGTATGACTACGCATATCACTCCTGATATTCTAGCATCAATTACCTTGAATAGTTTGAACTCCAACTCAGCCATAATGGCCCCTTCATCAACTAATAGTGCAATCTGGTCTACTGGCTATTCAATTACAGCCGGCAATACAAATCCCTGGCATACTAATGCGATTACTACCACGCCCTTACCACACGCTTTCAATATAAGCGGTGATGCCACAGTTGAGGGTGATATTATAATTAAGGGTAAAAGCTTACACCAAACTCTTGCTAAGATCGAACAACGATTGGCTATTTTGCATCCCAATCCAGAATTAGAAGCAAGTTGGGAACAATTGAAAGAACTCGGTAATAAGTACCGGGAGTTAGAGAAAGAACTAATGGAGAAACAAAAAATATGGAATATTTTAAAGAAATGATATTGACAACTATTAACTTTGTTGATATAGTGTAAGTTATGAATATATCAATGTGTTTTTTTAACAGTGCGGACTTTTACATCTATGTCTAAAGAAGA